CACCACACAATCATCCCCATTATTTGCCAGCTCCACCTCAACCCCCAATTCCCAACACAAACACCATACAAGGGCGCACATCAAAATACAGTTGCCAAGAGATGTGTTTATATCACCAGAACACCTACGACCTTCAAAGCTGAACTTCACTATGCCATCTACAACTCTAGCCTTTCCCTTACTCCTCAGTTGCCAACGCAACATGTCTCTCAGAAGCCTATCACCAGGTCTCATATTGAGATAAAAAGAGTGTTCATACTTGAGCGCAGCGACACTGACATGCATGTCAAACTTGACCGCATCTAGTCCAAAAGCCACAGGGTTCCGAAAACAATCCCACTTAGCCCGCATAACAGCGCCAGCCTTAAGCGGGGTCATCCCTTTAATGACAACCGGTACACCACGAGGTGACCACACTCTTGCAATCGACTTGAAGATTCTGCATTCCTGAAACTTCAATCTCCTAGCCAACTCCAAGTTATAGCGCGGGTCTCGCGGATTAATGGCACGCGGCGCCTTATCCAATTTCTGTTTTTCATACTTCGCAAACATACCCAGCATTGAATCCTGTTGAGAGACTGCAGCTCGCAATAGATCCACACGAGCATTCTCATACAACCGCTGTTTCGCGCCCTTGTAAGCTGCAACAACTTCCAACATTGTAGCCAAGGGGGTGACAGTCCGGCCATTGAGAGTGGTGTGGACTACTCGATCTCTGAACAATTCAAACTGAATAGCATGATAAGCATGAATTCGCACAGTTAACGGTTCGAGCCACTCACTACCTACTTTGCAATAGTAGTAGCGCTCTGTCAAAGCTCGAACAATCGCTTGCACATTGTTGTTGAACACTCCAAAAGTGCTCACGGGGGAGAGACCCGGCACTACAACCATCGTGCGAGTCTTAGGGAATCGCCCGGTGCGACTGATGGTGATTGCACTCGGTACAGGAATACTAGGTAGACCTGCATCGACACCATACATGCGCACCGGGCACCACTAGCCGGGTGCCAGTGGCCGAGGTATGCTTTCACTAGCTAACCACCTCCGCCACCGACTCTGACCTGCGACTTTATCCAACCGATCCATATACACACTCTCGAAAAAATACACCTCCATGACATATGGCATGTTCGCCTCAATATCCGCGAAACGCATCCCATGATCACGCATCATTTTCCGAGCATGTCTAGACACAGCTAGAACCGCCGCACGATCTCTCTCGAGTTGACCTATCACCGCCTTCACGGCCAACACGACTTCTGCCACTACTGGAGCAACCACGCTAACTTTATTTTCACCAGGGTCCTTCAACCGCATGGGATGGCCCACTGATGCGACTGAGTCAAGCACAGTCGTAAGTCCCGAAGTTCCAGCTCCATTTGTGGCCCCAGGAAAGCTGCGAGTCATACAGGCTCGCACTTTCGATCGGGTGTTGTTGACAACATACCGATCCTCCTCCACAGTCACACTCATACAACATATATAAGGTGACACCCAGGCCGCACCATACAAAACCCACCGTTTTGTGGTGACCCACCACCCGCGCGGTTTTCGCTCGCCGGGTAGTGCATTGATTTCTTCTCTAGTCACAAGGAATTCCGGACTCTGCGGAAGCTCAGGGAGAGGCATGTCACCGACCGTCGGATCAACCGACCACGCCCATAAGTTCAACAGAGTGAAGATGTGAGCGTCATGCCCTTCCTGGTTCGCAAGGCTTAAAACGTATTCTGGTAAGATTGTGGCCATAGTGAGAATTGAGAAGAAAAAGTAATCGATGGTTTGGCTTCACTCGATCAACGAAGCCCCAGGTTCTTACCTGGAAGACCTATTTTTGTCAAGGCTTGGTGCAGCCTATCGATCGCGTCGTCCGACCCTCCAATACGGGTCTAGTCAAAACTTCGCGAAAGGTGGAACCCCACTTCCACTCTTCATTCATCCCCATCGCCCACCGCGGGTTTTTAAAAAACACGCGGAGCCGAAGGCATGGGTTACACACATTGTCTGAATCCTCTTCCTCCTACAGGATTTTATACAGACCGGAGCGCCTACGGATCGCACACCGGCCGCGACGTGTTCTAATCTGACTAGGTCAGATCCTCACTACTCTCCCCTCTTCCACTCTTCATTCACCCCCATCGCCCA